TTTCCACAGCTGCTCTGTGCTGTGTTTTTGTTTTGTACTCTGTCTTGTGTTTTTCATCATCGTTCTTGTTCTGTCGTTTGTTATCGTTTTTGTTGTCTTCTATTTTGTCCCCTTCCTTCTCGTTGTCAATTCTGCGTGTTGTTTTATCTCGTAATCTAAGCGCGTGGTTTTGTCCATGGTTTAAGCATATAGTTTTTTATCGTTTTTTCTGTTGTTGGGCGTGTTGTGTTTTGTGGTGTGGTATTGTATAACTATCAACTAAGGAATAAGAAAAAGAAAGGATGGCAAGTAAAAAATGCGTATAGTGATTGATTGGGATGGGTGTGAGGTTGATTATGACAGTGCTGTGGCTCTTATGGATGATGATGTTCGTGAGGTTTTGCATGCGGCTCTTGCTCCTTGTTCCGAACAGGATTTTTTTGATGCGTATTTGATTGCGCATTATGTTAAGTATGGTGAGGTTTTCACTGTTTGAAAAAGAATCGATATATAAGGGGTGATTAAAAATGTGGTGTTTTACTGTTACGCCTGATGATTTTACGGTGTTCGAACTCACGCCTGAGTACGTGAGGTCGTATGGTCCATGTCCGGCGGATACGCTTGAGAAGGCGTTGGATGGCGTGATTGACGTTGTTCGCCATGCGTTTGCCGGATTTGATGTGTATGTTGGTTTTGCTCGTTCCTCGTTCGACCTAAAAACGGGGTTTTTGAATGGTGTTGTTAGAGTGCGTTTGCCGTTTAAAGAGTGTTTTTATGGCAAGTGAATGGTGGTGATGAAATGGGCGTGAAACTTGTTCAAGTATTCGCTGTGCTACGTCATTATAGTGATGGCAAACGTGAGTGTGTAGCTGAGGTAGCTGAATGTAGTAGCCATGCCTGTGCAGTTAAGGCTATCGAGTATTATGGTGGTGGTGACTCGGTGGGCGTGTATTATTGTATCGAATTGCGTTATAAGGTTGTGGAATTATGATAATGAAGGTGGATTATTTTAATGACGATAATATCGTAGGCCTGTTTAGTAGCCTTTTGCCTGACAACTATTTTATCTATAGAACGGGTCTCACTGATGTAAGGAGTTCTTTGGTAGGCGAACCGGAGTACTCCATTCCTATTAGATTTTGCAGGAAGCATAAGGGGGGTTGTGAAGTGTATCGATGGCACTATTCACGCTTTGGCTCGCGTCCATAACGGAATTATTGAACTGGATTGTATGACGTTGAATATTGACCCATTTCAGTGGGAGGGGGAGGGAGACCCCTACGATATTGACGTGAAATTCACCAATTACCGCGATATTGCTTCGCTTAAGCGTGCTGTGTCGTATGATGCAAAGTGTTTAGCGAAAGGGTGTCCTACTGTGACTATGGAAGCGAAGGATATAGGAAGATGAAGAGCAATGATGACCGTACGAATTGGTTTGATGATGGCGTGCTGGATGATGACCGTGTGCGCCGTGTCATTCGTGGCCGTCGGCGTAATCTGCACTTGCGTGAGTATAATCGTGGTGAGGGCGATTGGGAAACGTTTTGCCGTACTATAGCACTGCTCAAGGACTTTTATAAGCCTCAGGGAGGTCAGGTGGCGTTTGCCGACAGTATCGAACACGCGGCGAACATTTGTCTAAGCATCTCGCCTCATTCGTCAATGTACGCCGCATTATCACGAACGCAGGACATTGAAATGTTGTCCGGGCTTATCTACTGTCCGGCAATGGTGGCGTGGTGTGCTGCCTGCCATATCAAGGGCGCAACCTGCTATGAGATGTGCAAGATTTGGGAGGGTAATGAGTTTGCTCAGACTATCATCAAAGTTGCATGTCTCTGTTTTGACAATCTGACTGATATGCGGTATGATGATGAAGACATTGCGAGAATGTCACGACAACAGCAACATTGAAATAAGGTGGCATAATTATGGCATATATTAAGCGAGCCAAGCACTATAGTATTGTGCGCGGCGTCACGCGCGGCGAAAACGGTGAACTTGTGGACGCCGAGGTGGTCGTGGATGGCGCGTGTCGCACGGCTGACATGGCAGTGAAAAAAGCCCGCAAGATTAACAAAGACATGCTCCCCATGTCTGCCGAGTATCATGCGCAGGCAACGCGCATGGATGAGGCAATCTATTGGGCTAATTGTGAGTTTGGAGATGATACCATTATCGACTATCCGGGGTCGGTTAACGGCAACGTGGTTGAAGATGATATCATTTCTGAGGAAAAATAATTACCAACCCCTATAAGGAAAGGCAACATACATGGCTGACAACGAACTGACCGTAACGAACGGCAACAACTTTTCTGCAAACGGAGCCAACGCCGTTTCTCATTTCTTCGACACCACTACTATGGATGGTAAAATGGCGTTGTATAACGCCATGCAGACCGCCGATAAGGTGGACGAACACCTTAATGAGCCATTGCATGTGACCAACGTGCTGGCGCAGGCCATCGAGGTAGCCAATCAGGAAACGGGCGAAATCAACTCCTCGACCCGCGTTGTCATCCACGCGGAGGAGGGCGACTTCGCCGCCGCCTCGCCCACATTGGCGCATGCCTTCGGCAATCTGTTCGCTATTTTCGGCACGCCGGACACGTGGGCTGCGCCGCTTGTTGTCAAGGTTGTGGAAAAGAAGAGCCGCCGTGGCTATAAGTTCTTCGACCTCGAACTAGTGTCGGAAAACAAGCGCAAGTAACGCGAATGTCCACATCATATGATAGCATGGTAATATCCCTATAGGGATGTTGCCGCCAGACTCACCCCCCGTCGTTTCCATCCTTACGGCGGGGGGTGTTTTACACTCATAAGGGAGGGCTCGTGGCAAAACGTAAAAACAACCGACGCGCCAACAATCTGAAACGCAACGTCGCAATCAGGTCGGCACAGGTACGCCGAGAGCAAGCGGTCAGAGATTACAGTACCGGACACCTACCCAAGCAAATCACCGAAACGTTTCTGGGAAAACTCAGCGCCCAACAACTCGAACAGGTCGCACGCCGCATTGGACAGGAATTCGGGGAACAGCAACAAGCCTTGAGGGCGCGTGACAGCGAGCCGTATCAGGTTGTCCCGGATGTGCATATCACGAAACTCGATAGGGAGCTGGCGGCGCGTCCGCTGATTACCGGCGCGGAAATAGCCGCCGCCCCGCCAAAACGTCGGAAAACATTACGACAGCAACAACGCCGCCGTATCGAGGCACGGCAGAAAATCAAACGCGCCCAACAATTCGATGCATTGAGCATGGCCAGCTACACCGTGGGCGAAATACGTGAGATGGAACGCGCAGGAGAATCGCCGTTCGATGTGCTGGGTACTCATACGGTCGGCGGTTCGGTGCGAGACGAACTCACACGCAACCGCGCGAACGTGTTCGGCACCGAGCGCGGCATAAGCCACGCGCGTATGATGATACGAGAGGGAGGGCGTAAAAAACTTGAGCGGGAGATACTTGAATACGCCGGGCTTACAGGTCGAGCGCCATTACATGCAGGCACTAGAAAAATTTCCGGGAGCGAGGGGGTTGAGGATTTTGATAGAGTCGCACAACAGCTTGAAGCATTCGACTCCAGTATCTTCCAAAAATTCGCGTCCTTGTCGAACCGTCAAAAACGATGGCTGATGAACAATACGAATTTCAGCACCGTGGTACGCGAAGTCGCATGGTATAATGATAAAACACATAAATGGGAGACTAAAACGGATGCGGGAGATGTAGAGGCACGACTTGATGAATGGATGACCAGCGCGGCACGACACTAAAAAGGATGGAATCATGAAAAAAGAGCGTCGGACGGCGGCAACAGACGGCGCAACACTATTGGCGGATGACGGTGCGGAACCATTGACGGCAACCGCCGTCATCCGCCTCACCATGCTCGACCACCATACGAGAGTATGGTGCGCCCACGGATGGCAGGACATCAAGCCCATAGCCGCCGAACTGCTGAAACGACTCCCATTGCAATCGAACCCAGCCAAGGACGGCGTGTGGGGCACGTTCAATATTCGCGGTCACTTCTATAGTTTCCGTGTGCGCATGGGCGGCATCACCGTGGATTTTGTGGACGTACGCAATGTCACACGTGATGATGGTCTGAATGTTTCACGTGAAACATTCGGAGGAACCACCGAACTGGAGACCACGTGGAATATCGCGCAGGAATGCGCCGCACTGCACCTCACGGGCACTACGATAGCGTCTATGGCAATGACCGACTATATCGACGGGAATTACGCCGGATTCAAACGTCATTTCCCGCCATTGGCTAAAGAGGTTTATCATCGAATGCGCCCCGCCTACTACGGGGCGATAGTGTACGGCAAGCCGGGCGAATATCGGGATTGCCGAAGCTGGGATGTGAACAGCCTCTACCCGAGCATCATGCGAGATGCGCCCATGCCGGTAGGCTCTCCCATATGGTACGACGGGCAATATCGATATGACGCCGATTATCCGCTACATATCGATGTTATCGCGTTTGATGCAAGGTTGAAAACGGGGGGGACGGCGACGCTCACCAATATCCTACCCGTATGGGGGTATGAGGGCGAACGTCTGGACAGTACGCTCGGTGTCGTTACATTGCCGGTCACTGATGTGGACTGGGAGACTCTGACCGAAAACTATGACGTGCATGTGTGGGAGCACGTGGGCGGCTGGAAATTCCGCAAATCACACGGACTCTACTACACATACGTGGACAAATGGTTTCACGTGAAACAGACCGCAACCGGGGAACGCAGGCAAATGGCGAAACTGTTATTGAACTCGCTGGTAGGGAAATTCGGAGCCTCGCTCTACCGGCCCATGTTGCATCCGAAGCCGTCGGCGGACGGAGGTGTGGATTTTACCGTGGACAAACCAGAATCGACCAACAGTCTGGCGTGGTTGCCGACCGCCGCATATGTCAACGCCTACGGACGGCAAACATTATCCCGTGCAATGAACGCAAACGCCGACCGCGTACTCTACGCCGACACCGACGGCATGATATTGGAAGGGTTGGATACGCCCATTGGCATTGAAACGGATGACCGGAAACTAGGGGCGTGGAAAAACGACCACACCTATGAGAAACTCCGTATCCTCGGCAATCGCAAATATTGCGGCGTGGAAACGAATGGCGACACGGTGATGCGTTTGAGTGGCGTGCATCGTGCCACCCCCATCCCCTATGATGAGTTTCTGCCGGGGTCACGTCATCTCAATGATGATGGCCATAGTTTCGTGCTATAATAACTAACAGCGGGGTGTGCGTCCCAAGTCGATTCGATGGCCCGACCGTAAGGCAAGTCGGTAAGGCGATTCGGTCGGATGTAGACGTGCGTAGCCAGCGCCCAGCGACGGCGAGGGAACCCGCACAGCCCAGCAAATCCGGCATGACGGCGTGATTGCCGTCATGCCACTTACTTTAAGAGGTGATTATGGACGACACTGAAAACACCGAGCCGGACGCCACGCCCGACACCGAGCCGGACGCCGGGCCGACCGGCGACAATACGCCGAACCCGGAGCCCGAAACGCAGGACAATGGCGAACCCGAGGACGCGGGCGACGATAAAGACGCCGACATGGCCAACCGGCTGAGCGCTTTGGAAGCGACCGTGGCGGAACTCTCCAAAACCATTGAGGCGATGCGTGACGCCGCCGCCGACCACGTGCTGAACGATGGCCCGGACGGCGACGAGGAGCCGGACGCCACGGAAATGACCGACGATGACTACAACGGCACCTATTCCACATTTGATGACCTGTATGAAGACTAATGATTAGGAAGGAATGTTTATCATGCCAACCACTCCAGTGGTGACGCCGAAGCAGCAGCTGCGCCCGCTCACCGAATTCAACAACGCGCAAATCCTCAACATGATTCGCAACGAGGCATCACCCGAATACCAGCGGCGCATGCCCTCGGCCACCCAGATGAACATGGACCGCCAAATGGCCACCCTCATGTCATCCACCCAGCTCAAGAATGAGTTTTATTCGGCGCTGGTGAACCGTATCGGCGGCACCTATGTGAACACGTGGCGCTGGAATAATCCACTGAGCGTGTTCCAGCGTGCGTCTCAGGCGTATGGCGACACGTGGCAGGAAATCGCCGTGGGCATGCCGCTCGCACAGGTGTACGACCCTGACGCGGAGTACTTGGGCGCGGACAATTTCCGCAAGTGGAAAATCGACGTGGATTCGCTATATCATCGTCTTGATTTTGCCCACTTCTATCCGGCGACTACGGATGACAAGACGCTCCAGCGCGCTTTCACGTCCGAAAACGGCCTTGCGTCCCTCACCTCGCAGATTCTCACCTCGTGTTATAATGCGGCCGAAGTGGACTTGTTTGAAGCTATGTGTCACCAGTTCGTGGAATACGCGAAACTGGGCGGCTATTGGCGTGTCCACATGGGGCACGACCTTAACGACATGGGGTCTACGGAAACCGACGCGCGCGACATGTTGCGCCAGATTCGAGCATGGGCCGACACGCTGAAATTCGTCAGCACCCGGTATAATGCGCGTCACATGCCGACGTTTGCCCGCCCCGACGAACTCGTACTGTTCTGCTCGCCCGAAGTCAAGTCGGCGCTTGATGTGCAAGGTCTCGCCACGGTGTTCCAGCGGACAGACGCGGAGCCGACTATCGACCGGATTATCGTCATCCCACAGGACAGGTTCGGCATGGACGGCGTGCAAGCCATCCTGACCACTGATAAATTCCTCGTTGACATCCCCGTAATCAATGAGATGACCCAGCAGACCAATCCGGTCAACATCAATTCAGTCAACCATTATCTGCATGTCCAGCACATCATTAGCGTGTCCGGCTTTGCTCCCGCCGTCATGTTTTGGACGGGCGCGGGTTCCACCGCCAAGATGGTGACACCTGCCGGTACGGCGGCCAAGACGCCGACCTTTGAGCTTAAGCTCGCCATGTACGGCGGTGGCACGACCACGCCGGAGAACGTGGCGCGCGGCGGCGCGGTACAGGTCACTGCTGATACATCCATCACCAATGACGGCACGGCTACGTTCCGCTCGGACGCGGTCGAGTATCGTATCGGCGACACCGCCAAGCCGAAGAGCGATTACACGTATATTTCGCCCACCGGCGTGCTCGTCGTTGGCCTCGATGAACCAAACACCACTATCCCGGTCATGGCTACCGCCCTGTACACGAATCCGGCGATGCCGGAAGTGCCGGGCACTGTGTCCGCCGCCCTGAACGTACCGGTGATTGGTGATGGTGTCATCGGATTCAATCCGTCCATCATTGCATCGATTGCCGTGACCGTTCCGGGCGTGACTGTGGATCATACGGTGCAGGCGACCGCCACGGCGACCATGATTGACGGGCGAACCGCCGACGTGACCGCGCAGGCCGCATGGACATCCGGCACTCCGGCCAACGCCACGGTGTCCGAGTCGGGTGTTGTCACGGGCGTTAAGGCGGGCCCGTCCGACATCACCGCCACGCTGTTCGGAGTGTTCGGCAAGAAGAGCATGACAGTGACCGCATGATATAATGAGAGGGTAGCCGGTTGGCTACCCTCTCTCACGGCGAGATGCAATACAAGGCCCGGAGCGCAAGCCACGTGAGCGCTCCGGGCTTTGTCATACCGGAGGTTGGATGATGATTGATGACGCGAACCCCTAGTGAACAATACCGGCCTAGTCACTGGAGTGGCCGCCGGTTCCACCAAGCTGACGGCCACGCTGTTCGGTGTCAGCTATCAGGGCACTGTGACAGTCGCCTAACCTGCGATATAATAAAAGGGAGTGTTTCACGTGAAACACTCCCTTCTTTATGAAAGGGATAGTATGCTGAGAGATATCAACCCTAACGTCGAGGCGACGTTTAACTGGGCTCAATGGACGCCCAACACATCGCTGAAACTCTGTAACGTGCCGTGGGATAGCAGTTACCGTGACCTAGCCCGGTTCGAATCACCGCAGAAACAACAGGAATGGTTTGACCGACGGCCCGGCATTGACAGGGTGCATGGAGTCATGCACATGTTCGGCCAACCCGTGCGCGTCGAACTGCCATTTAACGAGGCGTCCAACTACAACTATGTCGTGGTGTATAATGATTACCCCGACTTGGAGACGCCACGGTATTGGTATTATTTCATCAACCACGTGGATTACATCAATGCGTACACTACTCAGCTCACTGTACAGTTGGACGTTTGGCAGTCGTTCCAGCATGTACTTAGGTTTGGTTCATGTTATGTGGTGCGAGGCCATATCGGCATTGCCAACGAAAACCAGATGACCGATTATGGGCGCAGTTATCTCGCACTACCCGAAGGGCTGGACACCGGTAGCGAAATGGTGACGGTAAACCAACAGTACAAGTCTCTTATCAGCATGGACGGGAAAAATCTGAATTACGGCGTAATAGTCGTGAGCACGGTAGATTTGTCAGCGGACGCGGGCAGTCAGGAAAAACCGTCTCTCACTACTGCGGGCGGCTCTCTGTTTGAGAACATGGCTAACGGTGCTGAAATACTGTACTTTAAGGACATCCAGTCCATCCAAGTGTTTATGGGAGTGGGCTCTACTTTTTCATGGATAACACAGGGTATTGTAAACATGTACATGATACCCTCTTTAGATGATGACTTTCTTAAGCAATCCGGCTATGTCGTAGATAAGCTGTTTGGGAAAACACTCCCTTCGGAATTAAATAATCGTATCTACCGTTTCCCCCAGTCGGCCACAAATGCGCCCAGCAGATATGAAGATATTATTACCATTAATGATTTTCGTGATAATTTTAATATCCCTAAACGTTATAAAAACCTTAAAAAACTCAAATGCTACCCCTATTCTACTGTTGAATGCACTTGCTTGAATGGCACTAATATCACCTATAAGCCCGAAAATATCCAAAGCGATAATCTGGTTATTAGAGAGGTGCATAATTACGCGCCCAATGGCGCGCGCTTGAACTTTTACCCGGTTGGGTACAATAAGGCGGGTGCAAGCGAGATTGCTCCTCTTGATAAAAACAATGGATTGCCCATTGATAGCGGGGAAATGTTGGACGCCGCGTTTGGCATCAGCAATTTTCCGCAATTTGTGATAGTCAACAATGGTGCCCAGTTGGCAATGGCAAACAGTGCCTACACTCGTTCCTACAGTCAACAGTCCGCAGACTGGGCGTACCAAAAAGCGCAGATGGGCATCAGTCAGTCTCTCGCGGCCACGGCCATGCAAAACCAGTACAATACCCAAGCCAACAAACTCGCTATCGGCAACCGCAACGCCAATAACGCGATACAAGCAACCTCGCTTAACACCAGTCTGGACAACACGACGTATATCAACAATCAGCGAGCTGACCTCGCACAGCTGAATAACGTGGTTAACGGCGTGGTCGGGGTGGCGGGTAACGCCGCTTCGGGCAATGTCGGGGGCGCGGTATCGGCATTAGGCGGTGCTGTCATGAATGGTGTCAACACTGAAGCGAACCGCAGTATCAACAATACCGCCGCCCAACTTTCCACGGCGAACTCGCTGAGTACCAACGCGGCCACAACAAGTCAGGCCAACACATACGGCTCTCAGACTACAGCGCTTTCAAACCAGTTGGCCCAAAATATGGCGGATATGAACGCGGATTACGCGCAACGTTCCGCGTTCGGAGACTATCAAAACACCATTGCGGGTATCAATGCACAGATACAGCAGATGCAATTAACACCCCCGACCACATCCGGTGCCATCGGCGGAGACGGTTTTAACCTCGCGAACGGTATTGTTGGGGTGTTGGTTCGATTTAAGACGTGCGCACCTTCAGCTCTGCGGAGCGTCGGAGAGTACATGTTGCGTTACGGGTATTTTATCCAGCGTTTCATCACGCCGCCGCAATCGCTGGAATGTATGACAAAATTCACCTACTGGCAGATGCAAGAGTGTTACGTGCGAGGTGATTTGCCCGAGCAGTATCGGCAGACCATTAAAGGCGTGTTCGAGTCTGGGGCTACTATATGGACTAACCCGGATGATATCGGCGTGACCGATTGGGCGGATAACGACCCATTGCCGGGCATCTCATTCTAGTGCTATACTAGAGGCATGTCTAGGTCGAGGAAAAATCAGAATCGTAGGGGCGGCGCGTTGCATCCGCGTGGCAATTACGCCAAGGCACGCGCCGCCAGCCTTGACGCAATGTACTACCATCTGCTGACTGAACTGGCACTGAACCGGTTCAGCTGGCGGGGACTGCCGCCAACCGTAGATGAACGATGGTTGGAAATGTGTCTCTGCGAATACGGTTGCGCGCTCTTCTTCGAAGACAGACGCATAGGTCGGTTCCTCGCCACGCAAGCCGGTTATCAAGGCCGATTGAACGTGTATAACAACCCGACGTGCTTTGAGCCGGTCGGAGTCAACTACCATTACAGGCAACTCAAGGCGGGCCGTGAATGCATCCCGATTTGGGACAATCGTATGCGCATGTCATTTAAAGATATCCTATGGCAGTATGCGAGACGCCTTGCCGACATTGACAAGGCATATGACGTGAACTTGGAGAGCCTGAAACTGCCGACCATCATCACCGCCGACCCGCGTACCAAGCTCACCGTGCAGAACATGTTACAACAGCGGCAGGATGGGCAGGATTATATTATCGGCTACGATTCACTAGACCCCGGTAGTATGTTCCAGCCGTGGCCAAACACCACGCCCTACCTGCTGGATAAGTTCATCCAGCAAAAAACACAGGTAAGCAACGAGGTACTGGGATATCTGGGCATCCAATCCAGCGGCACCGAAAAAAAGGAACGGCTCATCTCCGACGAAGTGGCGCAAGCCAATGAAAAGGTGGATGTGTTCCGGCTGGGTTTCCTCAAGGCGCGACAGGCGGCGGCGACGGAAATTAACCGGCTGTGGCCGCAACTTAATATCTGGGTTGAGTATGCGGACGCGCAAAGCTCCGGCGTACCCAACGCGCTGGATTCCAGCGCCAGTGGTACGACGGATATCGATATGCCCGCCTCGTACGACGCGGGTATCGGAGGCGTATTGTAATGACACAGGATTTTAGCGCCTACGCGATGGAAACGCCGGGAGAGTACACCGAAACCCTTGGCAATCTCATTGCGTTCGGGTACGACACGGACGCCGAACTGCATCTCAGCGCCGACTATTATCCGATTTACGATGAAGACCATCGCGCCGAATTGAACGAGAAAATCGTCCGCCATTACGCGCTTAGGGAGATTGGTCAGGAAACCGCCCAGCAGTTCATTTTTTACTTGGGAATGACGATGGCGGAAGTCATGCCATATTTTAATGAGCGCTACAGGACGCTAGCGTTGAAATATGACCCATTGAACACTATGGAAATGGTCAGTGAAAGCCTGTCCAATACTGTAGCCCAGTCCAGCGGTAAAACCAGCGCCTCTCAGGACAGTGCGACCCGAAGCTCCTCGGACGGCACCAGCTCAAGTAGCACCAAGTCCCAGTCTTACGACTCGGAAGTGCCCGCAACCGGCGTGCAAGGTGATTTTGCTCGATACGCGACTCATGCCAATCAGGCGCAAGCGGATACGGACGGCAGTAGCCACAGCACGCAAGATACCTCTTCTCAGTCCCATAGTACATCCAGCACGGAATGGCAACACGACGCTACAGATGGGAGCACCAAATCCCACACGTCGGGCCGCTCCCAGTCCGCCATGAGCCTGATACAGGAGTACCGACAGGCCATCATCAACGTGGACATGGAAATTGTGCGGAGCCTCGAACCGTGTTTCATGCAGGTATGGGGGTCGTATGATACAATCTTCAGCAACTGCCATAACTATGAAGAATGGGAGCAATCATGGTTGCCATTAACGCGCTGATTCCACGGCAACGCCTGTTTGACGGAGTGCCCACGTCGGTTCCGTTCACTTATGGGGACGGATTGACCACGTTGCAGTTGATTGAATGCCTACGCCATAATCTCGATACCCTCCAATGCGATTTGAGCAAGCTGGAAGAGACCACCACCGACCTCGCGGCATCCGTGGACAAGGCTCTCGCGGACACCGTGACGCAAATCAACAAGGCCATGTCCGACCTGCGCGCGGAACTGCTGGCCCTGATTCACGAGATGGAACAGCAAGGCGTAGCAACCTCCCCAGTGTACGGCACCACGCAGCCGCTCGGGGACGTGCTTGGCGGCATGTACGATAATTCGCGCAATCACGGATTGTTCTGGGGCGACTACGATAACATGCGATTGACCGCGCAGGAGTACGACGGGTTGTCACTCAAGGCACGCGAATATGACCTTAAGGCAACCGCTGTAGATAATTGCGTGCCCGGCGACTTTCCGGGCCGAACCCAATTCCCTTACGGAAAATCCATGCCCGAGAATCCGCCCGCCGACATGGCGTACATCACGCAATCCGAAGCCGATGCACGCTACGTCGAACGCAACCCAACCGCTGACAATTTCGACAAGAAAGGATAACCATTATGACCGCAACCAACCATACCAAAAACTATAATCTCTCGCAGTTCGTCGGCACCGACCGCCCCACATGGCTCGGTGACTATAACGGCGACATGACGAAGATTGACGCCCAGCTTAAGCAAAACGCGGACGCCATCACGTCCGCCGGAGGCGGACTTAAGACCGTATCGCACACCGCAGACCTCACCGGCAACGGCACGACCGACTCCCCGCTGGGCGTGGCGGCCACCGTAGCCAAGAAAACCGACATCCCGGACGTGAGCGGTTTCGCCACCACTTCCGCCCTCACTTCGGGACTTGCGGGCAAGGTCGATAAAACCGTGTCGCAGCCCGGCACGCTCGGATTGACGGCGGCCGAGCTTGATTTCATGTACAAGGACGCGAACGGCATCGTCCGCGTCGGCCACACTGCGGAATAGAAAGGAACAAGCAATGTCTACCACACAGCACACCGGACACTATAATCTGCCGACGTTTGGTGACAACCCGAACGACCGCCCGTCATGGCGCGGCGACTTCACCGACGCGATGACGAAAATCGACAATCAGATGTACACCAACGCCACCAACATCACCACGGCGACGGCGGCGGCGAACAACGCGACGACGGCGGCGAACAACGCGAAGAAGGCGGCGGACGCGGCGACGGAACTTGCACAAACCAATAAGTCCAACATCGCCAAGCAGGAGTCGTATTTTAGCGCGCTCGGCGTCACGTCGGTACCCACGGCGCAAAACCTGATGTCCACCATCAACGGTAAGGCGGAAAACACGGCGTTGACGGCATTGCAGGGCACGGTGTCCACGCTGTCCGACACTGTGACCGGCAAGGCCGACGTGGCGAACGTGTACACCAAAGCGCAGTCCGATACGACGTTTACCAAGCAGGGCGGATATGCGGGGACCGCAAAAACGCTTGATAGCCGGATTAGCGCCAACGCCTCCAGCATCTCGACAGTAAACTCGTCCTTGGACTCACTGAAGAAAAATGGAGTCGCCCCGGTCCTTGTATATCACTCTACCGATGACGTTTACGGTGCAAAAATTGACTACACAGCCTACTTCTCTCCCTTAACAAGGCTTGTCACGTTGAATATTGCCGTAACCGGCAACGCGACAAATTGGGCTCCCGGTTGGAATGGGGCAGAGGGAGAGGGCATGCCGACACAATACAGACCAACCAGAGACATAAGGCAGTTGCTTGATGTTTTCACCGGGGCGGGGAATACCGTGCCGGCACATCTTCTCTTTGGTGTCAACACTCCCGGAATCCCGTATATACTCCAGACAGGCCCGAACACCACAACGCAATTAAATTTGAATATTTCAGGAAGTTTGTCATATCTTATCAGTGATTGACAATACTCAACAATCCCACGCCCCACGGCTTACTGCCGTGGGGTATAGTATTGTTTATGAATAATCATGTTTCACGTGAAACATACCCCGTCCGGTACGTCGGACGGGGTATACTAATATCATGGTAGACGTACAAGCATGGTTGGAGCGAACCCAAAACCAATATTGGGATATGGATGGGGCTTACGGTGCACAATGCTGGGACTTATGGGCAAAATACTGCATGGATAATTACAACCTGTCATTAGGCGATTGCATCACCCCAACAGGCTACGCGGAAGGCAATTACACCATGTTCCCCACCACGTCCGCCGTGGGGCGCGTTTTCGAGAAAAAAGACGCCAACTACACACCCGGCATGGGGGATGTCGTGTTCTGGAGATTCGGCAGTCAAAACTACCCCGGCAGTCACGTGGCCATCGTATGGGGCGGCATCCAAGACGATAGTATCGACGTTCTGACGCAAAATCCGACGCCCGCCGTACACCAATTGTTACCGCTTGCGAAAGGTTCACAGCTTCTCGGTTATCTGCATCCCACGGCATTGCCGGAACCGCCGGAATCCGGCGATAATCCAACTGGCGGCAATAATCCGGGCGTGAATGTGGACGGCGATGTCTCCGCGTGGATTCAACTGCAAGGCGATAATCTCGTATATCATAGCGGTTCGGGCACGGCATCGTCACAAGCCATTTTCTACAAGTCGAGCGCCCAGACTTGGATATATCGCGGCGGCAAAGGTCAGCCGGACGCCGACCAAGGTCAGGGCACGCCAAGCGTGGGCGACGGTAAAAGCTCATACGCGCTCTATGTGATTGGCACCGTTGAATCATCATTACGCTGGGATGCGGTCGAACCAAACAATCAGGGTATCGGCATTGCACAATGGAGTTTCGGACGCCGCTTGCAGGTCCTGAACGCAATGAGGGCGGTGGATGCTGTAGGATATGAGGCGTTTGCCGCCGCCGCGCCGGATATCGCCGCGCTCATGGAATCGGGCGGCACCTTCAATAGAACAATGACTGGTAGCGAAGTTGCGGCATTCCAGACGTGGGCGCGGCGCACGGAATCACGGCAAGGTCAGCGTAATCAGTTCGCAAAGGATTACGAGAGCTACCCGCAGACGTATGATGACGTGAAAATGCAAATACTGTGGGTGAGTGCTTATCATCAAAGCCCGGCGGGCGCGTTGAATGTACCTCATGCTTCATCACTTACACAACTGTATAATAATATCCTCAACACATCCCCGTTCGGGCCATACGGGACACGCTACAATACCGTCTACTCGCTGTTGAATGTGTGGGACGGCACCAGCGCACCACCGAACTTCTGACACAACGACAGACCGGTGGATATCTACCGGTCTGACGCTATCGTATGGTATAATGGATATTATGGAGAGGCTGCTAGGCGAGGGCGATTATTACGATTATGGGCGCGTGCTGTCATATCACGCGCCTTGGATGTTCGTCATCGGCGCACGCGGCCTCGGCAAAACCTACGGAGCCAAAAAACTCGTCATCGGCGACTGGATAAAAAAACGCTGGCAATTCATCTATCTACGCCGGACGGCAGAGGAACAAAAGAACAAAGGAACGTGGTTTGCAGACATCGCGGGACAATACCCGGAATTGGAGTTTCGCGTGTCGGGGAATCAAGCCGAATGTCACTGGCTGGATGATAGGGACGCCACCAAGGATAAGCACGGCAAGACACGCCCAACATGGCATATCATGGGGTACTTCATCGCCCTCAGTCAGGCCGGACAAGTCAAATCAGTTGCATACCCCAAGGTGCGGACCATAATTTTTGACGAAATCTTTCCCGACAACATGCGCTACCTTGGCGGCGAGGTCACGGCGCTTGAGGAGTTCTATAATACGGTTGACCGGTGGAATGATAGGGTTCGCGTTATCATGTGCAGTAACGCCGTGACTCTCGCTAACCCGTATTTCAGCGCATTCGGCATTAATCTCAAGCCACAACTTGATAATCACACGCAATATCAACGGTATTGTGATGGGTTCATCATGGTGGAACTGGCCGACTATGGCGGGTTCAGCGCCAAGGTGGCCACATCCAAGTTCGGCACATTCCTACGCAGATATGACGAAAATTATGCGAATTACGCAATCAATAATAATTTCAGGGATAACGCCAACACTCTCGTCAGTGATTTTAATGACGCCGGTTATGCATTCACACTAAGGACTACCGAATATGGTGTGTTTAACGTATATCAGCAATTAAGCGACATTGATGAAGTACTGTATATCATCACAAAAAAACAGCCTAAAATCACTAGGGATTTTACGTTTGACTACCGACTAGTCGATAATGATTGCATCATGCTCAAACGCTCCGACGATATGACGCAGAAACTATTAAACGCATATCGAGTCGGACGGTTACGTTTTGAAACACCGCAAATCAAAGCGGAATTCAGTATGATACTTGGCGGCCTACTACAACAATCAGGCATAAGAAAGTGAGGAACGTTTATGACAATGCATGAACTAATCGTTATCGGCATTGTATTCCTATTGGTGCTCATCGATTACGTAACCGGAGTGGTCAATGCGATTATGCACGGCGAATTATCCAGCGAAAAAATGCGGCAGGGGCTCGGGCACAAATTCGCCTACCTTGCGATAATTTGCGTGGCGTTAATCGTGGAATACGGTTCGGGCTACATCAATCTGGGAATCGAATTACCCGTATTCATGCCAGTATGTGCAGGTATTTGTCTGATTGAAGTCACGTCAATCATGGAAAACTGCGCGAAAATCAACCCCGAGTTAAACAACTCGAATATTCTCAATATTTTCAAAGTCGATAAGAAGAAAAACAATGGCAAAGAAGATTAGGGAGTAACCATGAATGGCATCACATGGATAGGGTCCCCCAACCACTACAACGGGCGCAACGGCTACGCCATAAGCCACATCACCCTGCACATCATGGTCGGCACCCTCACCGGCACCGACAGCGTTTTTCAACGCGCCGGAGGCGCTTCAGCTCACTACGGCATCGGAGGCAACGGCGAGATACACCAGTATGTGAGCGAGAGTGACGGCAGTTGGAGCGACGCGAACTATGCGAGCAACAACAGCACCGTAAGCATCGAACACCAAGGCGGCATGGTCGGCGTGCCTTGCACGCGCGCGTGCATGGACGCTTCGGCTCGCCTGTGCGCCGATATCGCCCGCCGTCAAGGTTGGGGCCGCCTATGGTACGACGGACTCAACGGCAACGTGTGGCTGCACCGCGAAATACCCGGCACCGACCACTACGGTTGCCCCGACAAGGCCATCAACGGCCTCGACGTTAACTATGTAATCAACAAAGCAAACCAACTATTACAAGCAACCACTAACACTGATGAGGAGAATATGATGCAGTGTATCATCCAGCCCAACGGAGAAAGCCGTTTGGTCTATTTTGACGGCCAGCGTCTCCATAATCTGACACACCCAGACCAAGTCGAGGCCCTACAAATGGTTGCCAAACAGTGCGGGCGCACCTTGCCGTGCATCGCTCTGGGAAGCAAGACCGCGCCATGGGCCACCCGACTTGAAGAAGCCTTGAAGTAAATGAAAGAAGGAGTTATGACAGACCAGAACACCACCACCGTGGACACCGCCGACGTGACCAGACTATCCAACACCGCCACCGTGACCAGCGTCGGCGGTTCCATCGCCACCAACACGGTAATCGACCCAACGACGGACACTACGCCGAATGTTACAGAACTATCCCAAACCGACATCGACAAAGTACTCAACGCTTGGAGCGCGGACGTAGACAAGGCCAAGCACGAAGACGGCTACACGCCAATCTTCAGCGACACCGTGCGCACCATCATCTACATCATCGCCTTGACCGCATCCGTGGCTGGCTTGGGCCTCATGAGCTTCGGACACGCCGACATCGGCGGATTCATCAGCACTGCGGCTGGCATCATCGCTGGCGGGTTCGGAGTAGCATACAACCCACTACGCCAAAACTGATTACCACTTGAGACTTGAGGCTCAAAAAAGCCCCTCTCGGCATCGTGCTGAGAGGGGCTTTCCTTGTTATCTATCACCCTCACTCATAAACAGGGTCATCAATCACCTCAACATTATACATATGCCAACCATCACACTCCCTGAGGCACACATAATCAAAATCACAATCACCATACACATATTCAAGAGCCTCACGAAGAGCCGCCTCAGCATCAATACCGCCATGAGCCTTATAAAGAATCGGACTATCTCCAGTATCAATAAAAACAGGGCAAAATTGATTCTCAGACTCAATGACAGAGGCCTTAACTCTAAACATTTTATTTCCTTTCCTCGACCAACAACTACACAATACAACAAAACAAAACACGACACGCCCAACAACAGAAAAAACGATAAAAAACTATATGCTTAAACCATGGACAAAACCACGCGCTTAGATTACGAGATAAAACAACACGCAGAATTGACAACGGGAAGGAAGGGGACAAAATAGAAGACAACAAAAACGATAACAAACGACAGAACAAGAACGATGATGAAAAACACAAGACAGAGTACAAAACAAAAACACAGCACAGAGCAGCTGTGGAAA